GCACTCGCCGAAAACTGACCGGCGAGCCACGCTGCACCGCTGGCGAGTAGATCGGACATAGGCACCTCTAACCACAAGACCGCCGGCGGCGCGGAAAGGATGAAACGCTGCCGCCGGCGGCTTGCAGTGGGACGAGAACTCAGCCGACGTTGAGGATGACCATCACCGACGCATCGCCCGACGCAGCCGCAGCAGCGGCCTTGCCGGCCCGCTTGTGCGTGCTGGCAGTCGTGGTGACAACGCTGTTGGTGGCATCCCAGTACAGAAGCGCACCCTGCGAGACAGCGCCCGAAGCCTTGGCGATGCTCCACACGCCATCAACCGCCACCGTACCAGCCGCGTTGGCGGCAATGGAATGAGTGGCAACGGTCACAAGATCACCGAGCAGAACGACAGCACCAGCAGCCACAGCAGCCGACGGCGTGTGCTCAATCAGACAGCCAGCCTGAGAATAAGAAGCCATAGATCACCTACTTTCTGGGAATGGAGTTGGTTGGAATCATGCCGCCGGGCGGGCTTGGGCTCCCGCCCGGCGGTCACGGTTTGTCTTCAGATCAAGAAGCGTCAGCCTTCACGCCGGCGAGGTACTCGGCCTTGGCAACGCCAAAGTCGAAGTAGCCACGCATCTGCACGCCCAGCGTGTTGAAGTCGGCTTCCGCCGTCTCAACGATGGGAGACTGCACGCCGTTGAGGAACGCCACTTCCATCACCGGCATGTCAGCCGGCGAGGCAAGCAGGTAGTAGTCCTCGGCGCTGGACAGGTAGCTGGTCGAGACGACCTGATACCGACCGGCGAGCACGTTCACGTTGGGGCCAGCGGACGAGCCGCCAACCAGCAACGCCGAGCCCATGATCTCCGCAGCCGACAGTTCGATGTCGGACGGCACGAGCAGCACGCGAGGCTCAACGGCAACCGGGTTGCCATCGGGGTCTTTGAGCTTGCGGAACAGCGTGGCAATCGCCTTGAGGTTGCTCAAGGAGAGAGCACCCGCCGTGGTCTTCTTGTTGCCACGGCCCGTGGTGAAGAACGCCGAGTCATCTTGGAACGAAGCCCAGAAGACGTCGTTGAGCTTCAGAGCACCGCCACGACCGATCCGCTGCGGCACCGCAGTCAGAGCACCGAGGTCATCGTTGATGAGGTCATTGCGAGTGACACTCGTCATGATGCCGTAGGTCTCTGCCGAGATCGTCCGCGACTCGTCGCTGACGGCAGCGTTCTTGAGTTCGCCGCCAGGGGCGACCTTCTCAAACTTCATGCCACCGTTGAGCCGGTAGCTCGTCAGCGCCTTGAAGTCGTTCACGCTGCGAACCGACGAGATGGACCGCCACGAGGACTCGACGCCGTTGAAGCCGGCGAGCAGGAACTTGTTGACGGTCGCCGACAGGATGCCGCTGATGCTGTGGGTCGCCCAAGCAGCAGCAAGGATCGGACGCAGAGTCGCGGCGGAAATCCGACGCGAGCCGGTGTAGCCGCCTTCCTCAGCAGCCGAGAGCAGAACTTCGCCGAGGCTCGTCGTCCGCTGAATCTTGCCAGCGGCTTCGAGGGTCTTGGCGTCGTACTGCTTCTCGACATTCGGCAGGTTGCCCTGGAGGGCAAACGCCGCTTCAATCACTTCGGGGCTGCGGCTGGTCGGCTGCGCCATGTGGATGGCAGGAGCCGCCGGTCGCTCGTCGCGGGTCGCAAGGAGCTTTTCCATGTTGGAAACTTTCTGCGTGAGGGACGCGATCACTTCGGCGTGATCGACTTCGGGCTTGGTCTCCACGGCGACACTCGCCGTGGCTTCCACCGCAGCCGTGACCGGCTCTTCGGTGGGCGTCTGGTTGGCGTTGTCCGCCATAGAAAACTCCTCGTCGGCTTCAGCCGCGATGGCGACGCTGGTAGCTGCATCAGCGCCCAAGGTGACAAACGAAACCTCACGCAGCGATGAGGCTTTGACGACTCGCACCGGCCCGATGTGGGCAGTGCCGTTGACGGTGGTGACGCCTTCGGCGTCGATCTTCTGGTGCCTGCGGACATCGGCACCCACGCTCGCCTGGAACTGGTAGCCAGCGGCACCAAGGGCGGCGACCTGCCGTGCGTTCTCGTTGTCGGCCAGAATCTCGCCTTCAACGATGATCTGCCCAGCTTCGATGAACGGGCGACCCTGCCCGACGATTGAACCAAGTGCGTAGTCGTGGCCGACCACCACGGGCACAGTCGCCGGCAGCTGCATCCCAGCCATGTCGATCACGACCGGCTCGCGGCTCCAGCCCTGACGGATAGGAGCACCCGTGTAGGCGACGATGCGAAACTTCTTGCCAGCCGGTGCCGAATCGCCTTCGGCAGCTTGCAGGAACTCGACACCAGAATTGAGATTGATTGCGTTCATTCGGCCCCCATTGGTTCGCCGTTCTCGTCAAGCGTTCCGCCGTAGTTCACTTCCGGCGCGAAGTCAACGAAGAGGTTGAGTTCCTTCATCAGCGCCACCTCGGCGGCTCGCTGACGCAGTTCCACGTCCCACTGCTTGCCAGCCTTGGCGTACTCAGCAGCCAGAGTGGTCGTGTGCGTTCGCAGCCGAGTTTCGGCAGCGTTGGCTTCCTTGGACGGGTCAACGTGCTCTTTGCCATCCCACTGCCACGACCAATCCCACTCGCTGAACGGCGGCACGCCTTCCGGCAGCACACCCGCAAGCGTGGCTTCGTTGACCCACGCCGCAAGCAGACGGTCAAGCATCACACGCTCAAGATCGTCACGCATGACCCGCTGGGTCGTCGCGTAAATTTGGTGATCCATGCGACCGCTCGCGTAGTTGTATGACGACGAGTCGAGGGCACAGACGTTAAATGGCAGATTCATGCAGCGACCCAACTCGCCGAGAATCTGACGCACGAACGACGGGAATTGCGTCGTAGGCTGCTCTGCCTTCAGCTGCTCGAACGTCCAGCCGTCTGGCAGCGTGACCATCGTCCGCTTCTCAATCGGCATCTCGGCGAACGCTTCGACCTCGTCAATCTCGGCGGCAGGTGAGTTCGTCCGCAGGAAGCCAGCGAAGTCGGCGGCAGTCTCAGCAGCAGCAACAACCGCCTCGGTGTAGCGGCGAAGCTGACCAAACAACCGCAGAGCCGGTGCCACCTCTGGATACCCACGGTGTTGACCGGGCCGGATAGGCCGGAACCAATGCACCATCTGGGCAGCGGGCACGCGCTGGAATTGCAAAGTGTTGACGCGGAAATTGCTGCCGGGATGGAAGTTGAGAACTTGATAGGCAACGACGTTGCCGACGGCGTCAAACTCCATGCCGTCAACAGTCGAGCCGTCTGGCGTGATCGTCTCGCTCATCAGTTCCGTAGGCGTGGCGACCATCTCGGCTTCCACAAGCCGCAGGTCAAGCTGAACGCCAGGCAGGCGAGGATTGGAAATCATCAGCGAGAACGCTTCGCCGTCCACGACCAAAGCCTCACGCATCGTCCGCAGCTTCGCCGGAAGGTCGATCTGCCAGCCCCAGTCGAAGAACAGCTTTTCGATTGCCCGTGCACTTTCGTCGTCGCCAAACTGCAATTGCAGACGCGGGCCGGTGCCGACCAAGTCATTGGCGAGCGTGGACGAGATGCCAGCGAGCCACGAGTTGTTGGCACGCTCGTAGCGAGCACGGTTCCGCATCTCGCGCCGCTTCATCGGCGAGAGTGCCGCATCCGCAGCGAAGGCGTCAGCGTTTGCCCAGTGCCGCCGGTCGTCTTGGCTCTCGGCAGCGTCAAACTTGGCACGGACACGCACGGGCATAGCCGCAGGCTGCGGCCTGTTCCCACGCGAAAACAGGTTGCCAAGCAGTCCCACGCTAGATAGTCCCTGGCGGCAGGAGCTTGTTGAAACGCAGACCACGTCGCTTGTTCGTGCCGGCACTCGCAGCCTTTGCAGACAAATACTTGTCCGCCTCGATCATGGCGGCGACGTCCTGCGACTCGACCTCGCCTGCGTCCGTGCGGACGCGCTTCGGGCCGGATGCCACTTCGCTGATCTTGTCGCGCAGTTCGTCGCTCATGCGAGCAACGCTACGGGAAACGTCGTGCGTTCCAGACCGGGTGTGCCGTCAGACTTTGACCCAATCAGAGCCGTCGTGCTTGTACCGATGCACGTCAGCGAACCCAAGGCGGCGAGCGATGCCTTCTGTGTGCTCGCTGAACACGGCGATAGTTTCACGGCGATCAAGCGTGCCGTGTGCCACAAGTGCCGCAGACAGTGCAGTTGCTACCCCACAACGCCTGTGGCGGTCGTCAACCCACTGCTCTAGCGTCTGCATCCCACGCCAGACGTGAGAGCAAGCCCAGCCAACTAGACCGTCGTCACGGTGGCACAAGGCGACAGGAGTGATGTTGCTTGCCTGCCCTTCCAGGACGGCGGTTACCTCCTGCTGCCATTCGCTATCATCGTGCGTCATTCGCAGCTTGATAGCCAACAAGTCGCGAGGGTGAACGCCGTCAATCGCCATCACGGAAATCATTTCAGCCTCTTCACTTGGATCATCTTCTTGCCATTCGGCCCGCTCGGGATTGTCACCTTCTTCCGCTGGCGTCCACCCGCCTCGGTCGCCACGGGATGCACGCCAGCAATCGACGCCGCAACGGCAGAGCCCACGAGACAATCCCAGAAGTGATTCTCTCGCCGGTTGTCTAGCTTCCACTCGTCCACGACTCTGCCCCTCGCCTCAGTCCGCACCGGGTACTCGCTGGTGAGATGCTCGACCAGCATGTCGTGCTC